AAAAATCGTTTGATAGTAATGCCCTAGTGTTATATGACTAAGGCTTAGATAAAAAAACTACGCGTGCCCTCCACGACAAACGTTTGCTCTTTACCTTTACTATTCGTATACGGTATTTCCTTTCTTATTTTTGGCATGGTTTCAAAGAAGGTAGTAATCTGTCTAATTACATCTCCTGATAAACCATCCATAAATTCTTCTACCTCTTCTTCACTGTATTCTTTAAAGTCATGTACTTCATCTTCTGATGCCAATGAATCTAAACAAGATACCATGACAAAATAATTAACTAAAGGATCATCTTCGCTTGAAGAAACAATTCTAATAAAGTTATCTACATTTGGATATCTTAAAAATAATGTATAATCATCATTAACCTTAATTTCGTTTGAATGTCCTTCTTCTCTATAAATATCAACATCAGTCATATCAAGTTCTAATTCAACATTCTCTTGAGTGTCAGGATCTTTAATTACAAACTTAGCCATATTATCAACTGACCTTGATCTTAACGTTAAATATATGTACTCAAAATCAAACAATGCAATATCACTAATGTCATAATCAATCATACAGTTATTAATAATCTGTTTCATTGCTAGCACTTCGTTTTCAGTTTCTCCTGATTCTTGTGCGACCAATAAAATCTTTTCTTCTTTGACCGTAAACGGTCTATATTTTATTTTTGCTCCATTGCTCGGTAACGTTAATTCCGAGATCGGCAAATTAATTTTTGGTAATGCCATATTATACTCCTAATAATTTAATTTTAACCACCCAATCTATCAAATGATCTACCAAGTCTATCTAATTTGTTAACTGCATCTTGTATGCTTGTCGGTCTTCCACTTTTTATTGTACCACGCACGGTATCGGCAAATCCTGCGATGTCTCCTAGTACATCTAATAAACCGCTACCTCTTGAACTTGTTCTACCTACTCTGTCCGAACTAAATTCTATATCGGTCATTGTGAATTGTACATCCAATGATAATGTATTAGTTGCTGCCCAATCAAGATCCAATTGTCCAACAGAAACTGGCCATGCTCCTATTAGTGTTGTTTCGTAATATACATCAAAATTAGTGTCTGATGAATAATGTTTAATAAGCAGATCACACGAAAAGTCTTTCTTAAATCCAACTTCATGTGGCATCTTGCCATCAACTTCATTATACATACCACTGCGCTTACTATGATTTACAATAAGCTGACTCCAGTTATGAAAGAATTTTAATAAGTTATGATTAGAATCAACAAAGAAACTTGCAGACACTGGTCCTGGATTCTGAACAGACGTTGGATGTTTCTTTTTCATCTGTCCTGTATAGGCAACGTCAGATGAATTAATAGCAACTCCAGGAATAGCCATCTTATGACAAAAGAAAGTAAATCCTCGAAGCTGATCATAATTCGAGTTAGGTTGCATTCCTTTTGGCAAGTTAAGCAACTGTACTTCAAATAAATTTGCTAGTGCAGGTCCGCCTTGGCCTTCAAACTGACTTTTAAATTGTGATATATTAAATGGCATTTATTATGTCCTGCTGCTTATTGCTTTTCTTGAATCGGACCAAACTTGCGATTGTCCTGCTTTTTGGAAACTTTGAACTGGTAAAAATAAAGCAGTGTCCCATTCTGAAGAATTAATTTTAACAAACTTAGATTTTACGTGTTTTGCTAAATACATTTTAACACAAGGCGCAAAGAACTTCAAACTGGCAGCGCTATTTAAAATTTTGTAGTTTATATTCAGTGTTGTATTCTCGTCGTAATTTTTATCTGATATTTGTTTATAAAGAGCATCCATTAATTGAGCTCTCATCTTTGGTGGCAAGTAATGCATATTTAAACCAAGTATGCCACCCTTTACTTTATTTATTGGGAATATACATGGAAAGGTATCGTAATATGGTAAAGTCTGTTTATGTTTAGGATCGTATCTAAAGAAATACATTGAACCATATACACTATCACCTTGTAGTCGAGTTTTATTTCTACCTTTATCTGTATTACCTACAAGTTCGTCTTCGGTAATCTTTTTACCTAATGATAAGGTTGCTTGTTTACGATACCACTCTCTTGCACCAGCTGTTCTTGCTGGTACTTGACCTTGCCGAATACCTTTAGCTAATATATCTGAGAATAGTTCAGCCACTTATCGAGCTCCTGGTATATGTTTTTCTGTCATAATTGTCCACAACCATCCACGGTCCGCACAAAAGTTCTTTGCTGCCTTCCATTTTGCTTCGTTGACTCCCCACGCTTTAACTTCATTTAAATACCTTCTTGATACTCTTCCGCTCTTTGTTTTATTTTTATTCTTTATATCAGGTGGTCTACATTGAGAGCTTGGTTTAATTTCAATCATAATCGTTTGAGGATTACCTAAGCCATCTTTTTTATGTACTACCACATCAGGAAAATATCTATGTATTTTTCCATCTATCGGCGATCTATATGGAACAATCACTTCTTCTGATTGCCACCACATTACATCAGGGTGAGAATCCATCCATTTAAATACTTTAAATTCCCACAAAGACCTATAAATAATTTTTGTAGGGTCACCTTTATACTTATCGGGATGCTTTGGTCTAAACTTACCCTTATATGCCATGATATACTTTCCGATTTTTGTTATAAATAATTACATTATCCGTATACATATTTATTAGAATTCTACGGAGACAGCAAAGGAAATAAAAAAATGACAAGACCGTCAACAAGAGTTGTGAAACCAGGGAGTGACCAAAGGCTGTTCTTCCCGGATGCTCCTTTCCCACATGGCATACAATTAATATTTAAAAAGTATGATTATGCTAAATTAGCCGTTGGTGGTAAAAACGACAGAAGTAAATTTTCATCGGCGCAAGAAAAAGGCTTAATGGCAATTGAACTTCCAATGCCGAGTTCATTAACGGATGCAACAGGACTATCTATTAATTCAATGGAGAAAAGTTTTGTTGAGAGTTTTATTGCTGATACACTTGCTCCAATGTTTAGCTCAAGCGGCGGAGGCATCGGCGCAATAGGTTCAGGTTTATTTGAAGCAGGTGAGGCAGGTATTAAAGGTCTTGCTGGTGCTCTTAGCGGAATTGCATCAAATAAAGATGGCGCAAATGCTGAAATAGCTGCGCAAGGATCAAGAGTTCTATCTTTTCTCATGAGTAATACATTAAATAGTTTTTCGCCAGGATTAGGTAAAGCAATGGGTTCTACAAGAGGAACGGCAATTAACCCCCAAGCCACCCTTGCCTTTGAAGGAGTTAATTTAAGATCGTTTACATTGGATTGGACATTATATCCGGAAAGCAGATCAGAAGCCGAAGCTATTAAAAAAATTATAAGAGCAATAAAGAAACAGATATTACCAGAGGTAGAAAGTGTTTTAGGAAATACGAATGCACTTAGTGGTCAAGAAGGTACACAGGCATTAACAGGTACGTTTTCCCAGGCTGCATTATCGAGAGCGTTTTTAACATATCCAGCAACTGTAAATATTAACTTATTAGGGGTTGATGAAACACACTTTGTTAGATTTAAACCTTGCATGTGCGATAACATAACTGTTGATTATGGTGCAAGTGGGGAAATTATTATTGCCGAGCAAGGCGTGCCTCAAGGCGTTAAAATATCAATGAGCTTTAAAGAACTTGAAATACAAACTGCAAATGATTATGCTGATGAAGAAGCAGCTCCAACATTAGCAGGAATGAAAGGAGCAATGTAATGAAATATTTTGAAAATTTTCCAGTCATAGAATATCAAGGAAGAAAGGTTAGAGACATATCTCGAAGAGCATCTTTTGCGAGGGCTTTATCAAACAATCCTACTCTTTATTATTCATACACAGTTAAAGAAGACGAAAGAGCAGAAGATATTGCTTTAGAATATTACGGATCAGTTGATTATGTTTGGATAGTGTATATGGCAAACAATATTATAGATCCGTATTACGAGTGGCCGATGGATACACAAACGTTTAACGATTACATGGTCGATAAGTATCAAGCTGAATCTGGCAGAGTAGGTGAAGACGTGTTAGATTGGACTAAAGATTTAACAATAGATGAAAATATTATATACTATATAAAAACAGTTTAGGAAATAAAAAATGGCAGTCGACAATATAGTCTTAGCACCAGAATCATTTAGAACGATATATCTTCGTAAAGAGGATCGTGTTATTTTGCGAACTGAGCGCGGACAAAAAATTATCGTTAAAAGAATTGTTCCTGAAGATTGGGTACCTTATCGCATCTTTGAATATGAAACACAGATTAATGATAATAAGAAAGAAATCTTTTTATTCGATAATGCATACTTATCACAAATAACAAACGATCTTAAGAATGCGGTAAGCACTGAATAATGGAATCTTTTAATCCATCCTTAGTTACAGTAGAAAGGGCGATACTGAAGTCAGTAGATAGACGCACGGAAAATATTGGTCCAATGATTTATGGGTTTAATTTAAAATCATCTATTTACGATTCTGCATTTCAAGGAAGTCTTAATGTATTTGATTCAGTAGGAATGTTACATGACTTTCCGCTAAGAGCTGAAGAAGAATTAGATTTAGTATTGCTAGGACACGATTTACAAACAGAATTAAATATACAAGGTCAAATCATTAAGATAGATGATGTATCAAAGAATGAACAAGGTGATGGGTATTTTTATTCATTACATTTTGTATCAAGGACAAGTTTTAGAGCAGGAATACAAAGTGTAATTACTGCGTTTAATAACAAGTCAGGATCTTATTGTGCAAAGCAACTATTTAAAAAGTATTTTAATAAAGATAAATCTTTTAATATAGCAGGTGCTTTAATACCTGATGAATCAGAAGCTCTTCAAATTTCATCTAATAAAGGAAGAGTGTTTTATATTGAAAACTCTGAAGGACAGTTTAGAACTATAATACCAGATTACACACCAGGACAGTCAATGAGTTTCTTGGCCGCCAAATCAAAAGCAAAATCTACTTCACCATCTAGTTTATTTCGCTTCTTTGAAACTTACGACGGTTTTTATTGGGTAACTGACGAATGGTTATTAAAAAGAGCTAAAGCAGATCCTGAAAATAAAGTTAAAGTTTTATATTACATGCCATTTTCAGAACAGCATCCAGAATATGCAGATAGAATGGTAAGAAATGTTAAATCATTTCAAAATTCAACTCACGTTGATACAGGTGCTGATATTGATAGCGGAGCATATAAGAATACTGTTATGGAAATAGATTTTGTTAATCACACACGTAACTATTACAATTATGATTACGAAAAAAATAAAAAGAAATATACAAGTATGACAGGTGCTCCAAGAACAAGTAATATTGGTGCAGTACACTCAGACACTTTTATAAAAGATGTATTTAAAGATGAAAACAAAAATGCAAAACAGTATGTAGTATATAGAGATTGGCAACCTGATGATATTGCATCAGTACCTGGTCAAGTACTTCGTACACCACAGAACATGGTTGATATTATTCAAAACAGAGTTGCTTATAATTATCATTTGAATAATGCAAAAGCTAATATAGAACTTGAAGGAAGAATTGATTTAGTGCCAGGAGATGTAATTGATCTTATTACTCAAGAACCTTCAATTGAATTAAAAGATGAAAAGAATAAAAGATTGGGTGGTAAGTATTTAGTGTCTATGGTAATTCATAGCATGAATGAAGGTACATTAACCACACAGGCAGAGATTATGAAATACGGTTGGCAGGCAGGTAATGTATGATTGATGGTTCAGGAGTAAGTAATCCGTTTTTCTTTATTGGTATTGTTGAAGGCAATAACGATGAGACACATGAAGGTCGAGTAAGAGTTCGAGCATTTGGTGTACACGGAACAAATAAAGAAATTGCTACTACAGATTTACCTTGGGCAATGTGTGCTTC